AAAGAACGGAAAAAAGTATTTCATGAGAATGAATGGAACAAAACTAGATATCATAGAAAAAGGCAAGATAATCGATAACTTTATGCTTAACCAGGCATCGTCAATAATCAGTTCCAACTATACTGAAGACAATGATGGAATAGTTGACAGGGTGGCCATATATAACAAGAGCCACAAGAAGATTGGCCAGATATCTAATGCTTCATGGGTAAAGCAATATGGCGTATATCAAGCAACTTTAACAGCTAAATCCGGTGGTAAAGCCAAGGCTAAGAAGATGCTCAAATCAAAGACCAGAGAAGCGGAGATAAATGGCATAGGCGATAACAGATGTGTGGCAGGATGTGGCATCTGGATATTAGAGAAATCAACAGGGTTAAAGGGCAAGTTCTGGATCGAGAGCGATTCCCATACATGGGAGGGCGGAGCTCATTCAATGGACCTTAAGCTTACGTTCCAGAATGCTATGGAAACTCCACAAAGTAATTCGAATGCATCAAGCAAATCGAGTGGAAAGTATGTATCAACAGGGATCCTGAACGGAAGAAAAGTTAAAGCATATTTTACTGCTTATGAACCACTGTCAGGCCAGCATCTAGATACCAACTATAAATGCGCAGCTCCAAGCTGTATCAAAAAAGGCACAAAGATACAATGCCTGAGCATGCATGGAAGCGGAAAAGCATATAACAACAAAGTGTATACGGTAAATGACAGGGGCACTGCGATA